CTCTAAATCTATCTGCGTCATTGGCCAATTCCCTGATGTCCCCGATGATCTCTGTGTCAGGCCAGTGCTTCCGCAAGACCTTCTGCGCGTGTTCGTCATATTCACAGAACGCGACAGTCTCAAAGCCTCCGACCAGCTTCTCGCCAGCGTAGCTGAAGCCGCCAATGCCGGCGAACAGGTCAAGCATCCGCAGCATGAGCCAACACCTCTCTGATAATCGTCATCGCCGTGTTCGTGTCCATCTCCACCGCGTACCCCCAGTCGAGCGTCACGTCCTCCGGCATCTGGCTGCAACCGTGCGGGTAGCCAAGGTCGATAAGCACCTGCGCCGGGAAACGCCAGCGCCAGTCCATTCTGTCGAAGCGCCAAGCAAGCAGGGGCCACTTACCTGCGGCAGTCGCAGCCTTGCAGCATTGATCCCACCAAGCGCCGCGCGGCGTCTCACCGCCCTTGGCGTAACGCTTCACCTCAATGACCGCCGGGAAATCCATATCGACGCAGAGCAGGTCACCGCGATCAGCCTGCCTGAATTGCTCGATGTCGCGTTTGAACGTCAGCCCTAGTTCGTCGTCGAGGATGTCCCTGATTTCGTATTCTCCGCTGCGTCCTTTGACACGGGAATTAACCATCGTCACGCTCCCCCGCCCGGAAGCGGGCATCGCGCCGCGCCGAGATGGCGCTCTCGATCAACTCATCCGCCAGCGCCGAGAGGCTGCGGTGCGAAGAAAGTTCGAGTTCATCGCGCATCATTTCGCGCGTCGATGCCCGCAATCTCAGAAGTTGTTGTTCGATATCAGACACTTGCGCCTCGTGAAAATAGTTGTCGCCAGATGCGATTTAGTCGTTGATATCAAAATTATAGTCGTGGTACAACTAGGACGTTGATAGAACACATCGCAAGGGAGACACCGATGATTGAATATACAGACCTCACCACCCGCGAACGCGCAATCATGTCACATATCTTCGCCGTCAACGCCCATCATCCGCATCTGGTTTCGAAGAGCGCATCGGTCAGCGAGATCGTCGCCGACTATCCGGGCGAGGTTACTGAATGGGGCGACAGCGATCCGCATATGGATATGTTCGTCGCGGTCAAGTATTTGAAGGAGCTTTTCCCAATGCGCGGGTATCGCGGCGTGCTTTCCAGCCTGTCGCAGAAAGGCGCGCTGATGCCCGACGATTGGGGGCAGGGTGAGTTTTGGGCGATCACCTCACAAGGTTGGGCGGCGGCTGTCGAATGCAACCGCCGCGAAGAAATGGCCGCGACCGGCTACTAACCAACCGGCGGGGCTTCGGCCCCGCCCCAACCGGGAGACACGACATGAGACAGTACGCAGACGACATCATCGCCGGGTTCATCCTGCTACTCCTTACCCTTGGCTGGATCGACTGGCTCTGGGTTTTCGGGATCGAGAATTCTCGGTCCTACACTTGGTGGGCGCTCATCGTCCACATCGGCAACTAGAAAGGGAGACCGAAATGCCACTTATTATCAAATGCCACGCCTATGATCTGTATCAGATCACGGGCGCAGACAGCGACACGCCGATCACAATATGGCGCAACAGGAGGACGGGCCGCTGGAGCCACAGCTTCTGTCCGTCGCGAGGCCGCAAGGCGTCCTTTCACACCGTCCAAGAGGTCAGGGAGGATGTCGTCAAGGCAATCGTAAAGAACGGCATGCTGCCGAAGGAGGAATATATCACTCGGCACAGCGGCCCGATTGTTCTGACTGAGGCGGTTGGGAGCCTTTATGAGTTGTTTGTCAAGATGTCGCCAAAGCGCCCCCTTGATGTGGATTTTATCAGTGAGCGCCTTCGCTTCGCAAAAAGCAGTGCCACTGACATGCTCAGCAAGCTGAACCGTCACTATGAGATTAAAAAGCGCCCGGATGGAATGATCAGGCTGCAACGCCCGCCGCGCAAAAGCCCCAAGGCCAAGCGCTTTGAAGCTGCGGCCTAACCACAAGCGCCCGGCCACGACAGCCGGGCGCATCACTGAAGGGAGATTGAGATGGACTATATTGATCAGCTTCGCGTCATTAAAGAAGGGATGACCGCTCCGTTATTTGAAAAGCGCCGCCACCTTGGCTGCGAACTGTGCGGGCATACATTTCACGGACGTTATCAGCGCAAGGGCTGGGCCAACGTTGAGACGGGCAAGGTCACGCCTCACAAGACAAAAGAGGGGTGGTTCACGATCGAGAAGCATGATGACGTTTTTTATCCTGACTGCCCCAAGTGCTTTTTGCCCACAGTATGCGGCGCAAAAAAGGCCCGTGGTCGTTACGAGCAAATGAAGGAGGAAAGCCGCAAACGTCAAGAACGCAAAAAGGCCCGTCAAGCAAAGCGCGATGCCAAGCCTGTAATTTGTAGCCGCAAGTTGCGCTTTGAAAACTGGCCTGCATTTCAAGAGCGCCTTGATGCAGTGTCGGAAAATCATGACCTGATGACCGCGCACGAACTGAACTGCGACTGGTTCTTGGACAAGCTGTTCTGGAAAAAATTTGGCAAGGGCTGTCACACGATGGATTGTCGCCACTGGTCAATACGCAAAAGGCTCTATAACGGGACTTACAAGAGCAACAGCGGCAAAAGCACGATGGGCGACTGGGTGCCATACTTTGAGATCACGAACACGCTGACTGGCAAGGTTCATGAGATCGGAAAGGACGCCGTCATCTCTTACATCGAGTTGAAAGAAGAGTACGGAACCAACAGACGCAACGACCCAAAACGAGGCTGGGGACTTCCAAACAGCCGTGGATATAGATAAGGAGACAAACTGATGGTAGGTAAACTGACCCCCGACGACATGATGAGCGCATCGCGCATCCCCGCGCTGATGGGCCTGTCGCCATACAAGACGCCGAACGAATTGCTGAAAGAAGCAATCGACGCAGCCGCTGGCAACCCGCCGTCGCGGTTCGCGCAGAACGAGGCGATGCGCTTCGGCGACCTGCTCGAACCCACGATCCTGCGCGAGGCGGCCTATCGCCTCGACCTCGATCACGTCAACGTGGACATCACCGAGGCGATCCACCACCCGGACCTGCCGCTGGCATGTTCGCTCGACGGGCGTGGAGACGGCTCTCTGGTGTGGGAACACGACCCCGCCAACGGCATCTATGTGCCGCAGGGCGGCGTGGTGGACACACACGGCGTCGGCGTGCTGGAGGCCAAGAACACCAGCGCGTCGCCGGAGAACGAGCCAGCGCCGCACCGTGGCCCGTGGCAGCTACAGGCGCAGATGATGTGCTGCGACGCATCGTGGGGCGCTGTGTGCGTGCTGTATCGCGGGTCCGAACTCCGCATCTTCCTGTACCGGCAAGACCCGGACATGCAGGCGCGGATCGAGGACGCGGTGCATGACTTCGAGCGCCGCAAGCGTGACATCGACTGGTATCCGCCGCTGTCGTCCGAAGACGCAAATGTGGCGTGGGGCCGTGTCGATGACAGCGCTCCGGCGATGGACCTGAACGGCATGCCGGACGCCGACCACTGGACGCAGGTGCTGGTCAACCGGCGCGAGGAGAAGCGCGCTCTGGAGGCGGAGATCGACGAGGCGGAGACGATGCTCAAGGAGATGCTCGGCAATCACGAGGAGGGTCAGGTGCAAGTCGGCGGCTCGACCTACTACGTCAAGTGGCCGATGCGTAACTATAAGGCGCAGCCCGCCAAGCCCGCCACGTCGGCAAAACCGGCGCGTCAGGTGCGCGCCAAAACCCTGACCGTAAAGGAGGCATGAAATGCAGGTGATCAGGAACAAGGGCGGATATGTGATCCGCGTCACGAACGTCGAGTGGCGGGTGCTGACGGCGCTTGAGTTCGATGGGCGGCAAACCGCTGCCGAGCAGAATGATGACGGCGCTGGCATATTCGAGGGGCCGGAGAAGACGATCTTCACGCAGATCGAGAACGGCTCCCGACCGTGGATGCAGGTGACGGAAGACAGGAGGAAGTGATGGTATCACTCACCGAGAAGCAGGCCACGGTGCTTGCGTACATATCGCGGCACATCCGGCGCTACGGATACGCGCCGAGCGTGCGGGAGGTGGCCGAGGCTACGGGCAGATCCCAAACGGCGGCCCACGCGCTGATCTCGCAGCTTGCGAAGCGCGGCGCGATCAAGCACGGCAAGTACAGCCACCGGGCGATTGAACTGCTGTAGAGGAGGGGGTTTCGGCCCTCTTCTTTTTTTGTTTACAGGGGTGACAGGATTTAGTAGAACATTAGTAGGACATTCATCAAGGGAGATAGAGATGACTGTAATGACCCTTTTCCGCTTCGCCTCAGATACGCCTTATACTGGCCGCCACATCATCGACGAGGGCAAGCCCTACGGCTTCGAGCCTTGCTACAGGTGCGACGGCCACGGCGTCATCCCCTATTTCGCGCACAACTGCGACGGTCGGTGCTTCAAGTGTCACGGCGACAGGTATCTGCGCTTCCGCCTGTACGACGAAAAGCAGAACGCCGCGCAGCTTCGCCGCATCGCCAAGCAGATGGAGAACGACGCTGCCCGTGCGCTGGTGAACTCCGAGATTGCCGCGCTGCACAGCATGAAGGGGCGCGTCCGTCACGGCCTGCGTCAGATCGAGCGTCTGCGCTCCAATGCTGCCAGCGGCTATGTCGGCGAGGTCGGTGACCGCATCGAGTTCGACGTGACGCTTGTTTTTGTTATGGGCTTCGATGGCTTCTACGGCACAACGTGGATTAACGTCATGCGCGACGCCGACAACAACGTGATCGCCTATAAGGGTTCAGCTTGCCTCGGCCAGAAGGATGACAGCTTCAAGGTGAAAGGCACCGTGAAGGAACACACCCTTTACAAAGGCACAAAGCAGACCGTTATCAGCCGCCCGAAGGTGGCAGCATGACCACCTGCCCTGAGTGCGACGGGAAAGGCGTCGCGTGGTACGAGGTGAAGGTCGCCGCGCCGGGAGACTGGCGCGGTGGCTACATCGACGAGAAGGAGATGGAGTGCCGTTTCTGCAATGGGTCGGGCGATGTTGACGAGGAGGCCGCCGAGAGTTACGATCCTTTTGACTAATCGCCTGCGGGCGGCGTTATGCCCGCGTTCCTCCTGAGACTGACCCGGCGGCTTGAAACCGTCGGGTCTTTTTTTATTTCGTGTCGGTCTTCTTCGACTTGTCGTATGACCGCATCCCGGCGATACCAAGCATGCCGAACAGGAGCGGCATCATCACGCTCATGTCCGCCTGCGGGATCACGACGCCAAAGCCTGCGGCGATAGGGCTGACCATATAGTTGATGCCGAGGCTCAGGCCGCATATCCACCCGATCAGCGGACGCCACGACGCCTGAAACCAGTTGCCCTTTGCGTCGGCCTTCAGCACCTCGATCTGCGCGAGTATCTGCTCCTGCGCGTGGCGCTCGGCCATCGTCGCAAGATCGTGCGCCAGCTTGGCGCGCTGGTCCTTGTCCTCGATGAACTTGTCGAGGATGCCGGACACTGCGGGGATCAATGCCTGTATCATTCCATCACCTCAATATCTATGTCTGTCGGGAAGCAGAGAAGCTCCCGGTTTGCTTGGCGCTCCTCCCATAGGGTTCGGGTGCCTGCGACGTGACAGCCAGCCATAGTGTCGTGGTCGCTCAGGACGTGGACGGTAATCTCGCCATTCACCTCAGCGATAACCATCAGCAGCAGCCACTTCATTTGCTCTCGTGTCCCATCCACACGGCGAACGCCCCTGTGGAGGCGCCGACAATGGTTGACACGAAAGCGGTCTGCTGCGTCGTCGCGTCAGGCCCAAGGCTCATGAACCAGTCGCAGACGTTCCACGCCATCAGCGCAAACATCAGCATCATCAGGCGCGGAAGCAGCTTCCACTTCAGGATACGCTCCATTGTTAGCTCAGCCATCCATCCACTCTCCACTTACCATCATCGCGGCCATATCCTCGGCGCGCTTGCCAGTCTGCGCCGCCCACTTGCTGTCGAGCATCTGCGACGCGGCCTCGCCCATATCACCCGCCTCAATCGCCGCCTGAGCCTTCTTGAAGCCGTCCCAGCGTGGCTTGCCTAGATTGAACAGCATCGAGACCACAACCGCCTGACGCGGCTCTGAGAGGCCAGCAAACCACGGGTAGGTGTCAGCCTCTGCCTTACACCTCTTCAGATCGTTCGCCAGAAGGTAGTCGATTTCGTCGTCGGACAGGCCGCCGCCCAGCTTCTCGTCGATGAGCCGCCCCACGCCGATGGTGAGATACCCACGGCTGTCCGTGTATGCGTGCGGCACCACGCCCTCGTGGTGCTTTATCATCTCAATAAGTTTATCCATTCCGCGTCTCCATAATTATTTGATATGCGCGCTCCCAGCTGTCGCACTCCAGATCCGGCGTCTCGAACCAGCTTGGCGGCCTGCGCTGCGAATACTGGTTCACGCAGCACGCCGCCTGAAAGTGTACCTTCCTCGCGTCGATGGCGCAGTGCGCGAGGATGTCGAACTTGTCGAGCGACGGCAGCGTCTTCTTGATCCGCCCGGCCCCGTTCTGGAATTGATAGCACGGGCGGTGGTGCTTCTCGAAGCGAAGCTGCGACGACTTCACCTGCACGCGCATGAACACGCCGTCGCCATTCCACGCCACGAGGTCAACGCTGTCCTGCTGCGCCGGGGAAACGCGCCAACCCAATCCCAATATCGCCGCCGCCGTCAGGTATTCACCCTGAAGCCCGGTCGTGGTCGCCGATCCTGTCACAGTCTACCCTGAGCATGTAGAACAAGAGCGATGAGTGATCCTAATACAGCAAGGCAGCAGAGTGCAAATGCGGCGATGATCGTAGCCTCGACGATCTTCTTGCGCTTGGCTGCGGCGGCAGCTTCGGACTGCCGCCTAGCCACGCGCGCGTCGGCTTGGAATTTTTGCCAGTCCTTCCAGAGGCCCGGTCTGCCCTGCCAGATCATCAATTCCTTCAGAGCCTGCTCTTGCTGCTTGATCTTTTCCAGCGCAAGGAACGCCTCCAGATCCGACCCGCTGCCATTCTTGTCGGCCTTCTTCTCCAGCTTTTCCTTTGCGCCAACAAACGACGCGACCGCCGACGCGGCGTCAGCGATCTCCTTGCCATTCGAGATGGCAGTTTTCAGAATTCCGAAGGCCGCATTGGCTGCGGCGATTTCCGCAAGCATCAGCGCCTCGTCATCAAGACGAGGATCGCCATCAACAGCCCGACCTGTATGAGGTCAATCATCGGCATCGCGATCATCAATACACCTTCCGTGTTGGCGGCACCATCTTCGGCAAGCAGTATGCCGTGATCTGGCCCCTTCCCGATTGTTTCGTCAGCGTCTGGGCGTACCACACGCACTCCGTCAAATCCCGAAAGGCTAAATCTTCACTGACCTTGCGGCGGTCTTCGCCAGCGCCGAGGAAGACGTAAAGCACAAACGCGACGGTCGCCTCCACATCAGCCGCGGCTCATCAGCTTGTCCAGCTTCGCGTCGAGACGGTTCAGCGCGTCCATCACGTTCTGCCTGTCGTCGCGCAATTCGCCCTTGGTGGCGTAGTCCTCCCGTGTCCTGTTCAGCAGGATGTCGATACGCTTTTGCTCACGCGCTATGCCGCCGATGAACCAAGCCCCGCCAGCGATGACGAGGCCGATTAGCAGGTCGATGAGGCTGGCCATTTCCATTAGCCAAACACCCAGAACTCGACATAGCCACCGGCACCAGCGCCCATATATGTAGTGTTTCCAGCAGCGCCGCCAGAGCCAACCGTGAATGTGATGGTCTCCTCGGTGGGGTCATCAAGCTCTGCCACAACCAGAGAGCCGGGGCCGCCCACTGTGCCGCCGCCAATGCTTCCTATGTGGCCGCCGCTGCTTCCGCCCACAGATCCGCCGCCGTTCAATGTTGTGCCGCCACTGCTGCCCGTCTGGAACTTTCCGCCCGTTGGGTCTGTTCCCCCCCGACCGCCTGTGCCGCCTTTGGCTGTAATGGCGACGCTGAGGGTGGCCTGAGTGACTGTGGTGTCGCCGCCACTCGAACCATTCTGGACCGCGTAGTCGCCCGGCCTGCGGCCACCACCACCACCGCCACCGCCTGATGCCTTGATGACCAGCTTCTTTGTCCCAGCGGGTACGGCGTAGCTTCCGTCCGCTGTGTATATCGCGTAGTCGATAAGACCCTTAGACTGCGCCGTGATGGCCTGTGCGGTCCGCAGTGGCGTCATCATCTGCTCGTTGTCTGTACCCGCCTCAGCGGCTGACTGTGAGGCGATCTGACCCCACTCCAGCGTCGCAGAGCCGTCCGTCTTCAGGAAGCTGTTGGCCGACCCGTCACCGTCGGGCAGCGTGAACGTGGTGGTCGTCGTGACCGTCGCAGGTGCCTGAAATTTGATTGCGGCGCTTGCGTCGTCATCCACCAGCGACAGTACGTCGATGCCGTCAGTTCCATCGGCGAAGGCGGCAAGGTGACTCATGACTTCCCGGTGCGAGTTGTTCAAATCAGAAGGGACCATTACCCCTTCGCTGAGGTTGATGCCGCCGACCGACGTGTTGCTCGCTGCGGTCTTGTTATATTCGCGGATGCTGTCGCCTGCGCCCATTTGTGTTTTCCTTCGTTGCTGCGCTCAGTTTATCACGGCGCGTGGGTTATGGCACTACGGGGTGACGCGCGTCATGCCGGTTCCGCCGCCAGTAATCGCGTAAGTGATCGGTCGGCCAAAGCGGTCGCGCCGCGTCTCGTACTGGATGCCCGGCTCAGGGATGCGAGCCTCTCCCACGCCGGGGAGCATGCCCGCCTGAGCTGGTGTCACTGGCGAAAGCTCTCCACCTATCATGTCCGCCGCCGAGAATAGCAGACCGCGCCCGATTGTTCCGGGCGTCTCCCTGAGCGCGCGGCTCATTAGGCCGGGGGCAGGCGGCTGCTGAGGCGGCAGAATAGGCGCTGCGGCAGAAGTGCGGCCCGCGCCGCGAGCCTGTTGAACGCGAGTGATCGCTGCGGCTCTCTCTGCCGGATCGGTGGCAAACAGAAGCCTGCCAAGCTCTCTGTTTGTGCGTGGGCCTACAGCAAGAACCGCGCGCTCCGCTATGGGGCCAAGTCCACCAGCGACAGCGCCGGTTAGGCCACCTTGGCGAAGCCCCTCAACCGTGCGCCGCATCATGCTTAAATCTTCTTGCGCGGCGCGTCCAGCTTCAGCGCTCGTCTGGAATGTTTGCGACCCACCTAAAGTGCGTGTCCGCGTTGCGGCCATCTGGCTTTCTTTCTGAAGCGCCTCTTCAATGGGTGCCATCGCCTCTGGCGGGAAAGCCTCTTTCATCTGCGTAATCTGCTGTCTGTTCCCCGCTATTCTGCTGGCAAAGTCTGCACCATCCCTCGCTCTAGCAATATCGTCTCGGATTGTTTGGGCCATACCGACGCGGAAATTGTGAAGCTCGTCTTCTCCAAAGTCCTTGATCGCGTCCTCAATTTCCCCCTCACTACGCATTGTCTTAAAGCGTCTCCCAATCTCAAGCGCCTCCTGCCGGGCCGACGCATCTGCGTAAACAGAGCGAGCCGTCTTAAAGTCAGGGTTTGCCTCGTCAAGTATTTTTACCATCTCGTCGCGAGTTGACTTAACAGCGCCGCCCATAACTGGGTCGCGTGATGCGCTTGCGGGATTAAACAACGACTGCTGCTTGCGCCGCAGAATACGCTGCACATAGTCAAGGCCGCGCATGTCAATGTTTGCCAGCACGCCCCCTCTGAAATTTTCGCCCTCTTCTTTTGCCAAGTTCCGTGCCTCGGCAATAATGCCCTTCATAGAGGGGCGAGAGAAAAGTGGCTTGAGCTTTGCGCGAAGCTCATTTGTAACCTTAAAGGCGTTGGACTTGTCATAAAGCTCAGACGACCTTGCACCTTTAATGATGTTGATCCCGGCCTGCGCCTCAAGCGCAGTCTGCCGAGGGATGCCAGCTTGAATGAGGTCTTGCTCGATGCGCTTCGCAGCGCCGTCAATAGCCTCGTCGCCAAACTGACGCACATTCAGGCTCTCCGCAAGTTCTGCACCTTTGCCCGGAGACTGCGCCACAAGGCGCGCAAGAGACTGAACTCCCTTGCTGCTAATGTCGGCGAGCGCCATCGGCTTAGGCTCGCGCTTCAGCGCCTCAAGGGCATCGCTGGTCACGCCTGCCTCTTTGAGGCGGCGAGCCACCATCCTCGCTGCTCTGACGCTAGGCTCCACCACGCCAGCCTCAGCAAGGCGGCCAACAGTCCTGACTGCTGGAGCCGCGATAGCCCCGACCACTGGGAACGTCGCGGCAGCGACTGGCGCTGCCAATCCACCAACCACTGCGCCGGTCCCAGCTTGACCTATGCGGCTCTCCAAATCTTCACCGGCACCAGCGCCAGAAACTGCGCCAAGTCCAGCGCCTGCCCCCACAGTGCGGAGTAACTTGCCACCCATTGTCGCGCCGCGTGCCGCCACACCAAGCGCGGCGCCGGGGGCCAAAATGCCGCCACCTAGCTCCGCCAATGTTGATGTAACTGGGTACTGCTGACGAAAGCCACTTTCCAAAATTCTTTGGCGCGTAAGCTCGCGCCTGTATTCCTCGCCAGCCTCCTCGTCCATAAACCCGCCAACAAAAGATGCAGGTTCGGAGAGGGCGGCAACAACCTCATCCCTGAAGCTGAACAGCATGCCGGACATAAAGGCTCGGCCTGTCCCGGTAATTGCGTCCTGTATGACGGCCTGATCGACGAACTCTTGCTGGTCCTTGGGCGACAGCTTGAAAAAATTCTCGTCAACGTCGAGCTTCAGGACGCCATTCACTTCAATTTTTGCCATCAGTTAACCCTCGACCAAGTGTTTCCGCCCGGCGTTGCGTTTGCAGATGGAGCCGCCGCCGCGCTTGTGCCGCCTGTGTACCTATCCCAGTTAAACCCTGAGGTCGTCGGCTTTACCTGCATCTTGCCAGACCTGACAATCGGCTGGTTGTTGTAAAACTCAATCGAGTCCAAATAATTTGGCAGGAAACTCTCGCGGAACTGGTAGAGGCGGTTGACAGCCTCTTGAACTGTAAGGTTGTCGAAGTTGCCAGCCAAAATCTCGCGAGCCATCGCTTGCTCGAACTCGGTCATAACGCCCGGCCCGAAAAGCTCAAGGCGAGCCGCACCCACAAGCTGAGTGAGCGTCCCCTGCTGCAATGCGAGAGAAAGCTCTTCTTCAGTAAATTCAGGGTTTTCTTGAGTGAGCTTTTTTATCTTGGCAGATATAGACGCCTTGGTTCTTTCCGCAAATCCAGACGGCCCTTTCTCAATTTGAGACGCAAGCCTGTCGATAATCTGAAGCGTTTTTTGCGGGGCGCGGATATTGTCTTCTTTGTACTTTTGCACACCCTTCATATCCATTGTGGTAAATGGATCGACAAGCGTTGCCTTCTTCATGTCTAGAGGTCCGGCCTGAATATTCCCGGCCTCGTAAACGCTGCCGTCATCAGCGATCAAAGTCTTGATGACCCTGTCGTCATAATAATATCTATCGCCCTCAGACTTGATCTTCGGAGCCTTTGGTCCTTCATCCCCGGTGATATCCTCATACCGACCGTCCGGCATAATCTTGAACAGGCGGTCGCCTACAACTTGAAATTTGGGCTTTGTCGCAGCAGCAATCTCGCGCTGCTCTTTTCTTTGCGCGGCAGCGCTCTCACGCTCCGCAGCCTGCGCGCTGCCATAAGCCTGCAAGCCAGCCGCGCCCATCCGCGCCAGTATCTGCCCGGTAGAGGTCGGCACGGGTTGCGGGCCAGCCTGCTCAAGCCCGGTCAGGGCGGCGGACATGATGCCCATACCCGTGGGTGAAGTCAGGGGCTGGCGGAAGGCCGTGCCAAGGCGCTGACCGATAGTCGGTGCTGCTGGCATCGCGCCGGGCATCTGCGCCGCACGCATCGCGGCTTGCTCCATCGGCATAGGGAGGCGCGTCGGGGTGCGGGCCTGAGCGGCAGCGGCGGCAAGTTGTGCCGGACCCATATATGGCGGCATTGGTTGGCCCGCCCTCGGCCCCTGCCCGTACCTTGGGATGGCAGGAGACGCAATTTGTGCTGTTGGCGCTGCTGGCTGCGCTCTCTGCAAGAACAAGCGCCGCGCCATCTCTGGCGGCATAAAAGCAATCTGTCCGGGTCTAGCCATCTTACGCTCCTGTAAAGCCAGCAAGGCCGCCGAGAAGTCCACCGTATAGCGGATCGAAGCCCTTCACCTGCCCAGCCAACATTGCGCCGCCAAGTGCGCCCGACAGGCCACTCGCCAGCGGATTGCTGTAGTACGGCGTGATCTGCTGCTGGCCAAGCTGGCCGCCCTGAACCGACGCGAGATAGTTCGCAAGCGCCGCCTGCGGTGCCTGCTGCTCGAACTGGAACTTCTCGATGTCAGCCGAAAGTTCTGCCTGCTCCTGCGCCTCGCGGGCAGCGCCAACACCGGCCAGCGCCTCAAGGTCGGCGAAGCCGAACTGGCGCGCCGCAGGCACTTGGGCGATGGCCTCCTGCTGCGCGCGGTACGCCATCGGCGCAAGCGCTGAGGCAACCGCGCCCTGCTGATAGCCAGAGCCGTAGCGCCCGGCCTTGCCGAACTGCGCCTCGACTTGCTCGACGGCGGGGCGGAACGCGGCAGCCTGAAGCGGGTTTGTTCCCATCAGGTTCTGCATCACCACGTCTTGAACTGCGCCGATAAACGGCGAGCCGGTGATAGCTTGCTGGCGAAGGCCAGACAGAGCCATTTCAGTTTCAGGTGAGAAGCCCACAACCGTCTGGCCGGGGTAGTATTGCATCGGGCCTTCGCCGTAGAGGCGTTTCGCCTCAGCCAGCCCGAACTCCTTGAACGGAGCCGTGGTCGGGTCCGTAATGGTCTGCGTGACCTGCCTTGTGGTTCCGCCGCCTTTACTCATCGCTGAAATCCTTCATCAATACCACCGCCGTCTGCCGGTAGTCTTTAAGTTGTCGAGACCAACCCCTGCGCCCGATGATCTCCATCCCGCTGCAATCTAGCGTTTTGGCCCACGCGGCGATTGCAGCTTCCGCTTCCATCAACTCGTCTAGGTCTCCGCCCGCAAGCCAAATACGGCACATCGCCTTCTGCGGGTAGTCAACCACTTCCGTCACTATAGCAGACTTATCCAGCGGAAAGAACTGGGCCTTGCCTTCGCAGACGGCTTCCCAAACGTCGTCGATTGTGTGTGACCCGCCCGCATACTCCAGCGCGTCCTCGATGTAGCGCCGACAGCGCTGCCAATGCTCTTCCATACGGTCGTCACCCGATAATAAGGTAGGCGAATGGTGCATCGTGTCCCTGATTGTCGTGGTTGATCACCATCGTGCCGTCGACGCTGGTGCTGTCGATGTACGGATTATGATGCCACGGGTCGTGATCCACACCCGTGAAAAACACCAGCGACGACACAGAGTAGCGCGGGTCATCGACGGTGGTCTGCGTCGTGTTAGACGGGAGCGTCACATACCCGACGCTGTTCAGGCCGCCGTTGATTGTGCGGTTCAGAACCTCGGCGATCTCGCGCGTTGTCGCGGTGATCGGGTTCAAAATGCGGAAATTTGTGGTGCGCTGCTCAATCGTCATCGTCTGCCGATATCCCTCGCCTCAACGTCAATCCCCAGCGCCTTGCTCCACGCCCCTGACAGGGACATGCGCGCCCTGTGATATCGGCCCTGCGCCCTGAACGGCGCAAAGTCGCCGTCGTTCGGCGCGATTGCGCTGGTGAATGTGGGCGTGTCGGACTGCTTGTCCCGCGTGCCAACCGCCAGCGTCACGCTGCCGTCCTCGTAATAGGGGTAGACGCGCGTCACAATCGAGTGCTTGCCGGTCGAGATCGGAGCCTCCGCCGTCTCAATCGTCGCGGCTAGTGGCGCGCCAGTGAAGGTGTAAATCTTGTCGCCGTATGCGCCGCCGAAGAAGTATTGCCCGCCCTTGTAAAAGCGGCTGTCTAGCTGGATGCTGAGGCCGTCAACCGTTGCCGAAAGGCTATCGAGGGCGTCAACTGTGTAGCCAGCCGAAAACATTGGCGAAAGCAGGTCGGCCTCAACCTCTGCCAGCGACCACTTGTTCAGCGTGTAGTTGTAGATCAGGATTTTATCGGGCTGGCCAGACGGCGAGGACGTGGACGTGTAAGACCACATCGCCACTTCGTTTAGCGGGTCAACCGCCGCAGACATGCGGTCGGCGTAGTTACTGTCGAAATCTTCTATGAAGAACTCGTTCACGCGCTCGCTTCCAATTGGCGAGATGCGCTGGCCGTCGAACGCATAGAAGCCATCTGACGACAGGAAAAACACAAGGTTCCCGGCGTTGCACACCGAGTTCCTGAAGTTACACCCGCGCTCGGACACAACCTTGTCGAACTGCCAGATCAGCGGCGGACCAGTGTAGGTGGCGCGGAAGATGGCGCGCTCGGTCAAGACCGTCGCGTATTCGCCCCCGACCAAGCCGGTGATCTCGCCACTGTCGGGCAGGTCTTGGAAGTCTGACTGATCGCTGCCGACGGTCCAACCGTCAACGTCGTTGAAGCCTGACCACTGGCAGCGATACGGTATGCGGCCCGTCCCGCTGTCCACGTTGGCAACCCACACGAAGTCGCGCACCGCCGCAATGAAGTCAGCCTTTGGCGGAGAACCGGCGAGGTCAGCAAATGCAGAACTGGTGCCAAGTTCAAAATACTGAAGTTCCTCGCCGATACCGCCTGCGGCGATAACGTAATCGCCGAACTGAATAAACCTCCAGCGCTCACCGCCGGTCAGGTCGTACCCGCCGACCTTCTTAATGTCGTCGAGATTGTTCGTGGACGTGTTGTGCAGGTATAGCTTTGCGTCGTCACCCGCGAACAGCTTTGTGTTGTTGGAACTGTCCTTCGCCGCAAATATGCCGCGAATGGTTCCGTCAGCCGGGTTTGAGTATTCGACGAAGCTGTTCATCGAGTGATACCCAGCCGCCGCTGGCATGACGTTAGTCGCGACAGTCACGCCAGAGTTCATGATGTCAGCTTGATCGGGCAGCCATTCGCCGAATTGTATCACGCAAATCCCCTCGCTGGTGTGGCAGGTGGTGTAATCGTGTCGCCGCCATCCTCCAAATGCTGTATGAGCGTGTCGGCCTTGTCACTCAGCTTACGCAGATTGGCGTGGTAACCAGCCACAGCCGCCATCTCAGGGTACTCGTTGCCATCATCATCGGTGAGCGTCTTGCCAGTCGGCGCATAGATGCTGCCAATCTCATCAACCCGCACCCAGCTTGTGGCACGAATGACATCATTGTCATCCTCATCCTGTGTGATGATGCTGTGCGGATACACCGTCTCGCTGCCGGTGACATTGCCGTCATCGTCATAGGTGTCTCGGCTTTCGCTGGGGCCTTTCAGTGCGGTAATCAAAGCGGCCCTGTCGGCTACCTTGATGTACCAATCGGTCTGAGGCGGCGGGGTGTCTTCAATCTCGTCAGTCATTAGCTTGTTACCTTGCTGTCGCAGACATCATCATTGAGGCGATAGGGGTAGTAGGTCAGGCGTTTGATAAAGCAGTTTCCGGTGGCTGATTCATCCTTTGGCTTGCATCCTATCCCAAGCGCGTCTATGGCAGGGACGGTTATTGATGTGTCCTCAAAAGACTCTTCAAGAACGCCTTCAGTGGCAGATGAAATGTGGTAGTTGTTTTGCTGATAGGTGTACGCAGTAAGATTGGTTTCGCCAATGGCAGAGCCAATAGAGTTAAAAGTTAAGTCGACTACATTGCTCTCCTTATTGACAAAATAAACTGAAACATCGTTGAGGGTTGTGACAGACATAAAGTCTTGGTCAAGTATGCTCTCAAGCCTCCAAATCATATCAAAAGCAGTGTTACCAATACGCTCAAACTCGCACACCACCGTCCCCTCTGCGGGGTTGTACTGCTCGAATGGGTACAGTTCGCGGACGCTTACGTTGTCAACTTCAACATAATCGCTTGTAGTCGTTTCAGAGTTACCGTCCCATCGAATGTATAACCTGTGGTTTGTTTCGGTTGCTGTAAAATCAAATGTTATTGTTGTGCTTGGGGTTGTCGTGACCACATCTTCAATCAGAGTGACTCCATTTGCGCTTCTTAGTCTTAAACGCACACCTCTTCCTGTTTGAGATGTACCAACAAACAACATAGAAGCTCTATAACGACGACCAATAACAAGGTCAGAAAGTTGCTGGTAAACAATTTTTGCCCCAACGCCAGCCGCAGTACCAGTAATACGAAACACACCACTTTCTGAAGAAGCGGAGCTTCCAAGTGCAACGCCATCTTGCCACCCGCTTGTGTCAGTATCAAACGTGCCGTTGGTCACAAGCTCAGTGCCGCCTTGCACCTCCTTCACTGAAAGCGCATCAACGTAGATTGAAGCATTGTTGTTTGCGCCACGCTCTCGGAACGCAATGACATGAGATGTCGAGGTGGCAGTAAAGTAAGCGGTTCGCTCCTGCCACCCAACATGACCGCTATTCAAAGTTGGAGCATCGGGAAACTCAAGCACGCCCTCAATCTCAATGTTAGCGCCGTCACCAGAATTGTGATTGCCGTAAAAGTTAATCTGGTAGCGCTTGCCAACTTCAGTTGTGATGGTCTGCGTGGCTTTGTCGCCGTCAGTGCCGCCAGCAGTAAACAGGAAAGCATAATCACCAAACGGCGCATTTGATGTCTGCGCTGTAAGGGTAGCTGTCCCGCTTGTAGTCCACCCGGTTATATCGCCAGTCTCTGCCCCGCCATTGGTTATTAGTTCAGGGCCAGTCGTCTTCAGCGGCGCAACAGTCGGACCCATCGTCGCTACGTCGGCGTTGCGGGTGGCAGTGCTGCCGGTGGTCTTGATGTAGGATGTGGGGAAGGAGCCTTCTTCTAGCTGCGCACCCCAGACGTAAAAGCTTTTCGTGCCATCACCAGTCACTGAAGAATTTCTGCAAATTTGTATTTGCTCACTGGTTGCAGCAGACCCA